ATGTTACGAGTGTGGAAATTGTCTAATGACTAAGAGGTGTATTTAGTGCATCCGTTTCATTCAATTCAGCACACGGATATCAAGCAACCCCCGAGAATCTCAAGATCTACGGAAACTTAGCTAACACATAATTACAAAATGATAACTATTAGATAACTATTAGTCATTTCCTTATCTTAGGAACTAATTACATTTGACAAGATATAATTTTAGGAGCTGACTTATGTCGTCATTGTTAGAAGAAGCCATTGTTGACGCGAAAGCGCTCAAGTATGCTGCATTAAAAAATGCTGAAAATGTTGTGTTGGAGAAATACTCCACTGAGGTTAAGAGTGCCATCTCTACTTTACTAGAGCAAGATGAATTTGGTCTAGAGGAAGAGGCGCCTCCTGCGGACACTTCTTTTACAGACGATGTTCCGTTTGCTTTTCAGAACGAAGCGCTTGACGCACCGGCAGAAGACGAATTGATTGAAATCGATTTCGATCAGTTGAAAGCCCGCATTGCAGAAGAAGAAGCGCAGGGAATGGAGGCACAGCCAGAAGAAATGCTGTCCGCCGCCGAGATCGCGCCCGAGATTGCAGCTACGGAACTTGGAGAACAGGTTACCGATCAAGAACTAAAAGACGACGCCGAGGAAGACTCTGCGTCCCTCGGCGGCGGCGCCGATCGTGAAGAACTAGAAGAGGGGGAAGCAGACGAAGATGTTGCCCTCACAGAAGAAATGCTAGCCGACCTTATTGAGGAGTTGGTTGTTGATTTGAAACCGGTTCCCCAAGGATGGGCGTCCGTGAACTCGGCTTACAACGGTGTCGAGCAGGCCAACAATGATGCCATGGCCGCTGCCCATGACGCTCACCTCGAAGAATATGAAGAAATTGAAGAGGAAGAGGAAACGGCCCCCGACGTTACTCATATGGTTTATGAGACTAAAATTAAAAAACTTACAGAATCTACAAAAGAGCTACGTGCTCTTTTGATGAAAGCCAAGGATCAGCTCACAGGGCTGAACTTGGAAAATGCCAAACTTGTTTATCAAAACAAGGCACTCAACAGCGCCTCCTTGAATGAGCGACAAAAAAATAATATTGTCGAAGCTGTTCAATCTGCCACTTCTGTTGAAGAAGCAAATATGCTTTTTGAGACAATCCAAAATGCAGTGGGTGTTTCGAACCCTAAGGGCTTGAGACCACAAACGCTGCGTGAAGCTGTCACAAGGCCTACTTCGCTTTTAATCAACTCTCAGAGAAACAACAAGGCTGCAAAAGATCCAGCAGTGGATCGTATGCTGCGTTTAGCAGGTTTAACAAAACAATAAAACATATTAGGAGGTTATATAAATGTCTATTGTAGAAAAACTAACCGAAGGTATCGTTAATCGAGATCTTGGGAAGGAAGGTGCCGCTCTCATTGCAAAATGGGAAAACACCGGTCTTCTTGAAGGTCTTAGTGACGATGTCGCTCGGAACGGGATGGCCCGATTGCTTGAGAACCAAGCAAAAGAGCTGCTCCGTGAAACCTCCACCATGGCTGGTGGAGATGTTGAGGGATTTGCGGCTGTCGCATTCCCCCTCGTTCGCCGTGTATTCGGCTCTTTGATCGCCAACGATCTCGTTAGCGTTCAACCGATGAGTTTGCCTTCGGGCCTCATCTTCTTCCTGGATTTCACCTTTGGTGGAACCTTAACAAGTCAGCTAGAACGTGTTGGCTTCCAGATTTCGTCATCTCTCTATGGTGGCGACGTTGTGGGTGCGCAAATTACTGGTGGTGTTGATCTGGTCGGTCTTGAAGGTACCGATGCGGGTGGTCCTTACAACTTACGTAACGGCTATTCGTCTCCAACGGGAACTATCGGCGCCGCCCACCGCTTTGTGGTTTGTTCCGGAACCCTAACGGGCCTTGGAACGGTCCAGGGCAGTACTCTCGGCCTTGGCCCAGAAGCTGCGGCCGCAGGGGCGGATTTGTGGAACGCCGCGCGCGTTAACCGTGTCTTGCGTTTCGATCCAGATTTAACTTCTGGCTCCGTTTTCGCTATTGTCGATTTGGCAGGTACCAACCATCAGCTTAATTATGATGATTTGGTTGCCATTTCTCAAACAGGTAGTGTTGGCAATACTGCAGCGTGTACCCTGGTTCACAGGCTGTCGGTACTTAGTCAGTCTCTTGATCAGAGTGTAACCGATCAGGATAATCACATTCACTTAGTGTTTGTTGGAACCGGCGTTACGTCGGACGCCCTGGAAGCCTTCATTGATACTGGTATGGGATCGTTAAGTTTTACTGAAGTAGATGATTTTATCAATGCTTCGGCAACCCGACCCGGCGCTCTCGTTGGTACGGCGACGTGGGGATTAGAAGATACTCCCGACATCCCGGAGATCAACATCCAGATCGACTCGGTGGCTGTTACGGCTATCACCAAGAAGCTCAAGGCTAAGTGGACTCCGGAGTTAGGACAAGATCTTAACGCCTACCACAACCTTGATGCCGAGGTGGAACTTACTCAGATTCTGTCTGAGCAGATTGCTCTAGAGATCGATCGTGAGATTGTTGAAGACCTTGTTAAGGGTGCTACGGCTGGTGTTCGCTACTGGTCCCGTCACCCCGGCGAGTTCCTGGAGCGCTCAACGGGTGCTGTTTCTGCTATCGTGCAGGACTTCACCGGTAATGTGAGCGAGTGGTATGAGACCCTCATTGAGTCCATCAATGATGTCTCGGCACAAATCCATCGGAAGACTCTTCGTGGGGCTGCCAACTTCGTCGTCTGCGGACCCGAAGTTGCAAACTTACTTGAGTTTACCGCTGGTTTCCGTGCCAATGTGACTGCTGATAGCGACCGCGGCGACGCGGGTGCTGTTAAGGTTGGTTCCCTCTCGAAGAAGTTCGACGTTCTCGTCGATCCTTACTTCCCGCGTAACTTGATCCTTGTGGGTCGACGCGGAAGTAGCTTCCTGGAGAGTGGTTATGTGTATGCACCTTATGTGCCGCTGCAGACCACGCCTACTATCTTCGGCGTTGAAGACTTCGTGCCCCGTAAAGGCGTGATGACCCGATATGCCAAGAAGATGGTTCGTCCGGATATGTATGGTTTAGTCGTCGTTCGCGGCCTTGTAGACTAATCATAACTGACGTAAGGTCAAAATGATGAAAGCCCCGTCTCTTTGAGGCGGGGCTTTCTATTTAGTAGTAGTTAACCGAGGAAACTTTAATGGCGATACCCAACCTGAACCCAGCGTCGACATCTAATACTAATATCCTTCCGGCTACCGGTTCCGCTTCAAATGTAACCACTACTCTTCCGTTTGGAATTTATGCCTCTTCGGGTGACTTTTTATCGGGAGCGGCCGATCAGGTAGCCTACACATATAAAAAGTTGGGGGGTGATGTTCTGGATATTGAACTTGCAGAAGGAAATGTTTATGCTGCTTATGAAGAGGCTGTCCTAGAATATTCTTATATTGTTAATCTTCATCAAAGTAAAAATTCTTTGTCTAGCCTACTGGGCGCCCAAACTGCTTCTTTCGATGCAGATGGCCAAATTGTGGCTGGCGATGATCTTTCCGGAAGCACCATAGAACTAAGATATCCTCGGTTTGATTATGGTTTCGCACATCGAGTTTCTGAAAGATCTATTACAGAAACTGGTCTGGGGGGGACACTTCCTATATATTCTGCGTCGCTGGACATGGTGCCAGGAGAACAGGACTATAATTTACAAACTATTATATCTGCCTCATCTGTAACTGATACATCGGCTCCTTATTTTGGAGAGGTCGACAATAAAAGAGTGGTTATCCGAAAGGTATTTTTTAAGACTCCTCGTGCTATGTGGAGGTTCTATGGGTACTATGGCGGATTTTCGGTCGTGGGGAACTTAAGAACTTACGGACAATATGCTGACGATTCTACATTTGAAATAGTTCCGACCTGGCAGAATAAGTTACAAGCCATTGCTTACGAAGACGCACTTAACACCCGGATTTCTCACTATTCATATGAACTTAAAAACAATAAATTGAGAATTTTCCCCAATCCCAGTGCCACCAGCCCTAAAAAGTTTTGGGTTGAATTTACGATTGAGCATCAGTATGCCCCATGGGAAGACGGCGCCGGCCAGCCAAAATCTGGCATTGAGGGAATCAATAATATGAACACCCTTCCCTTCCAGAATGTTCCTTATGGAAGTATTAACGCCATTGGAAAACAATGGATCCGCAGATTTGCGTTGGCGCTTGCAAAAGAAACCCTAGGTCAAATTCGTGGAAAATTTGCAGTAGTCCCGATTCCCGGAGAGAATGTTACTTTAAATGCCACCGCACTCTTGGGACAAGCGAAAGAAGAACAGGAAGCTTTAAGAACCGAACTTAAGGAAACTCTCGATCAACTCACCTATGCTCAGATGGCTGCCACAGATTCTACGCTCCAAGATTCTACTACGAAAGTACTTCAGAATATTCCAGTCGGCATTCTTGTGGGGTAGGGTAGGTGTCTGATCCTAAAAACAAGTGGATACAGCCCGCGGCCCCGCCGCCTCCCATGTTTTTTGGGAAGAAGGAGCGTGATCTTGTTAAGCAAGTTAATGACGAGTTAGCCGAGCGCGTCGTAGGGCAAACAGTAGCTTACTATCCCGTAAGTATAGAGGACTCTA